GACCCCACGATAGGTCTCATTGTATTGTTGAGGTTGTTGTTGCATTTGCTGTTGATAGGCGATACGCTTTTCGGTATCGTATTCAACGCCACGGTATACGACTTTCGACATTAGGTTTCTCCTTAGGTTTTGAGGTTAAAGAGCGTTCCTTCAGTCGGCTTTTGCGTCTATGGTAAACTTACACGTCTTTGGTGCGTGTTCTTTATAAATCTCAACTAACTCTGCCTTTACCTGATCAGAAACTGATTTAGAGATGCGAGCATTGTTAATAAGTTTTTGAGATTCAACGCAAGTCCAGAGAATGATTTCCATAGATGAACGATCCGTTCCGAGTCGGCTTACTTCCGTTCGCTATTTGCGAATAGCGAATGAACGTATAATATATTAGATACTTTTTTTGTAACTTTTGATACGGAATTTAATTTCTAATTGTAATTAAAATTTTATGTTCAGGAAGATACAAATACTCAATTTGGCTATTTTCAAGAGTAAGAATTGCATCTTCAAAAGTTTCAACAATAGGTTTTCCTGCTAAGTTAAATGATGTATTTAAAAGCATGGGAACATTAGTTCTAAGATAGAAAGATTTAATTAGATTATAAAAATGATAGTTTTGATTTTCGGTAACAGTTTGTACTCTGCAAGTATTATTGGTATGAATTACTGCAGGAACAATATCTATAGTTTTTTCATGGGCATCTACAGCAAATGACATGAACTTACTTTCATTCAAAGATCCAAGATTGAACCATTCATATACATGATCTAATAAAATTGTAGCGGCAAAAGGTCTAAAGTTTTCTCTCTGTTTAATTTGATTAACTATATCATTCCCATTTAATACTCTTGGATCAAAGAGTAAGGATCTATTTCCTAAGGCTCTTTCACCCACTTCAGATTTTCCTTGGAACATCGCAACAATGTTTCCTTCAATAAGAAGTTTGGTTACATCTTCATATTCAACTTGCCAGTGTTGGTATCTATCGTATTCAATTCGTTCCTCACAAAATCCAAGATAAACATTATCTATTCTTTTTGGAAATTTTTTACTCTCTTGAACATATTTTAGTAAACAACTACCAATACTTACTCCTTTATCTGAACAGATAGGATCTACATGAAAGTTTAAATGTGGAAATTGTTTGATGCAATTAAAATTAGATACACAATTAAGAGAAACTCCTCCTGTCAGAATGACATTTTTGATATTAGTTTTCTTTGTATATTCGTCAATCAATTTACATATTTTATCCTGAGTATATGTTTGCAGTTGATAAGAATCATCTACTCTTTTTTTCCACTCTGAAGTATTATATGGATGTTTTAATTTTTCTTTATGATATTTGTATTGACTTAACCCCATAATTTTACCAGCAGAATCCCAGGAGAATCCTATCAATGTAGAAAGAGATGCATACATCACTCCGATGCTGGGCTCAAATGTTATATTTCTATTTTTTAAATATGGAACAATTGCCAAGTCTCTATTAAAAGTCCAATATTTATTGTAAACAGTTCTAATAAATTTTTTATTCTTAAATAAAAATATAGATTCTATTTCTGTAGTACCATTATTTCTATTGATACATCCATTCCCATCAAAAACAAAACACAATGCATCATCAAATTCTGAGGTATAAAATCCTGTGTATGCGTGATAGATATGATGTTTTGAATAGTTGATATTATTTTTTTTAATCTTATTTTGGTTTTCTTTCAAAAACAAATTGAGATTTTCTAGTTGTAAAATTGTTTTAGGAAGATGCGAATCAAAAATATCAATCGTTAATGAATCATATACTTGATCAGTATCTTCAATATATTTTTTAAACGTAGGAAATATAATAGGAGATTTTTTAACCTTTTGATATCTTTCTGCTAAAAAATGTTGTATATTTCCATGATCATCAATGATAGAAAAAGAACTATCATGATTATTTAAAGATAAAGATATGTGTTTCATTAATGAATAAATCTAAACATTAAATTATTCTTCAATCTCTTGTCCGCCAGTCCGTCTCATCCTCATCACGCTTAAACCAATCATGTAGATCATCTGGATTATCAAAACCACGACGACCAAATCTTTCATGTCCCAATCCACCAATATCAAGTTTATTCATAAAGTCATCCATTTCATCCATTTCTGGATTTTCTGCTCTTCTACGTGCCTGACGAAGCATTGTTCCAGCAGAACGATTTGCTTTTGCAAGTTTCTCTGCCCAAATCATTTCATTAAGTTCTACTGTTTCTCTTTTAACGATCTTTTCACAAATTTCTTCAAGACGAAGACGATACTGCGTAGAAAGCATATCTTTCTCCAGATATAAATTTATTTATTAATATGAAGCATGGATTCCAATTCATTAATTTGTTGAAATTCTTGATGAGCTTTTTCAGACCGCTCATTCAGAATATCCAAAATATCTGCAATGATGACAGAGTTGTCCACATAATCATCCAAATATTTGTCAAGAGATTCTTTTAGATAACGATACCGATGCCACTCGGGTGAATAAGGTTTATACATGATAAGGGTATTGTAATGATCGAATCATACCATGGTTTTAAAACTTTGTCAACGTTCTATGTAACTCAGAGTGTGATTCTGAGCATAGAGTTGTTGAATAATTATCTCACATCCAATCTTAGGATTACAATCTCCACATGTGTAAACATCAACTGCTGCTTTCCCTTCTTCGGGCCATGTGTGAATGCTGATATGACTTTCAGACAATAAACAAATTACGGTGACACCTTGAGGATCAAACTTCTTTGAGATTGTCTGAACTACCGTAGCGCCACTAGAGACTGCAGCATTTTCTAATAGATCTATAAGGCATTGCTCATCATCCAATAAGACAAACGAACACCCATACAAATTTAAAAGATAATGCTTACCCATCTTCTTCCAGTTCCTTAAGTAAATCACTCACAAGAGTTTCTGTTCCATCCATAGTTTTAATTTCAAAGAGAGTCGATCTCTGGTATCTTTTAATTCTTTTATATACCTTTAAGACTTCTTGGAGTTTACTCTTATCAATTGAAACTTCAATCTTCTCTTCACTAAACCCTGCACTCATTTTTTATTTTTCTCCTTATTAGATTGCCAAAGTCTTGGATTCACTCTTCCATCTGTCCATTTTATATTTTTCAAACCCTCACGATATTTATCCCAATACATATCAAAGATTTCAACTTGTTTGTTGCAAATTACAATATCGTAAAAGGTTTCTTCATCAGAGATATAAGTAACGATATAAGAATTTAAAGGTAGTGCCTTATCTTTCGCTACCGATTTTTCACATTTCTGATGAAGAACATAACACATCAGGAGCGTCCCCCCCAAGTAATATCTGGATAGGCTTCTTTAACAACATCAAGACTAATTTTATACTTATCCGTAAGTCGCTTATCTTTTACCAGACACAAGATCTCAGCTTCATTTGGATACAGACCTTCTAAAATTTGAATGAAGATAGTCTCTCTACGAATCGTAGGAAGACTGTCGTTGCCACCTTTTACAAAGTTATAGAAGTGCTTGAACTCACGTCTCAGAGAAGAGTGATCAGTTCCCAGTGGGTTTTCATTTGCTTTGAATGGAACTTCGCCAGGGGGAAGAACCGAAATAATTGATTCGTCAAAGTTCCAGATGAGTAACGATTTCAGTGCGTCGTTCTCATACTCTTTCAGAATTTCAACTTTTTTTGCATTCGTTTTTTGTTTTGCAACGAGATCTAAAATCTCATGCATAAACGGATTGGGTGGAAGTTTGGTGTCGGTTTCAGTCGTCGCCTTCTTCGTCTTCGTCGTTGTAGTCATAATCGTTTTCAAATCTCACTGCTAAAATTTCATCGGGAATGATGTTTCCATTTGAGTCAAACATCTCTGGGTGAGTATACACTGGCGAAGTTTGATAAAAATGTTCTTTGGCCATCCATCCTATTACACCACCAACAAAAAAGAACATTATTGAAACTAATGTGCCGATGGTAAGTGCTACTGCTAACATTTTAGTTCTCCAGAGAGTTATTTTTTCCTAATGTCGAAGTGAAATTCGATGAAGAAATGATACTCTCGGCGGAACAAAGAGATCATTTTACCAAACTTCACTTGAAAAGTTTTTGGTTTTGATTCTCTCCTCCGTCTATTGCGTAGTAGTAATTCAACTCCCCGATTTATTTCGGGTTCGTTTCTATTTAGTTTGCTTCTTCCGCCGCCCGCGCCTCTTGTCATGATTGTATTTCCATGCATCTTCTAAGATGCCGTGTAAGTAATTTCTAATTTTTCTGGCTTCTGGTTTGGGAATATGTCCGTATCCCTCACGAAGTTGTTTGTGCATCTCATCAGCACCACCCTCTAGATATTCATCAAGATCCATTACAAGATTGCTGATCTCATTTGCGGTGGGACTTTCAATAAACTCTTCAACTTCTGTTTTTTTTGTTCCACGAATCTTGAGATAGTCATAGAACTTCATTACAAATTGACCATTGAAAGCGTAGTCAATGGCCTTTTCTACATCGGAATAAACTTCATAAGAGTTAGTTTCCATTAAACCAGATTCTGCTCCTTCAGATATTGAACGGTGTCGGTGCATCCACCAATGTGTTTGTCATTGACAACTACTTGTGGGAAGGTAGAACCTTCTCCAAATTCTGCGTAGAATTCTTCTCTTGTAAAGTCGATATTCAATTTGTAGACTACATACTGCAGTTCTGCTAATTGTAGCACTTGTTGCACCTTAACGCAATAGGGGCAACCATCTTTTGAATAGACTGTAAATTTCATATCCTTATACAAACTGAAAGTTATTTAGAGAATAAAAAAGGAGTTCAGAGAACTCCCTTATTTAGTTTTAGGTCGGAAGGGGCAGTCAGGACATCCTGCCCCACAGCATCCCTTAGAGTGCGTTGCCACGAGGTAGAA